ACTAGGTCTGACGACCTTAATCGTCAACCGGCTCCCCAGAAAGCCGAGTCCTCTGTAATGGAGGATATCGTGAACTGGTTTAAGCCAAATACCGAGTCCCGGGAAGCTAGCAATGCGGAGAAATCTGTAACTGCCGAAGGACGAGGTGAGAAGAAGTCAATGACGTTTCTTGAAAAACAAGTTGTTGATGCCACTGATCTTGCAGTGGAAAATGCCTTAAAACCCGAGAATTTTGATAAAGCCTTAGAAGCTGCTCAAACTTGGATGAATAAGAAGATGGAAGAAGCTAAACAATCTTCTATTGATTTTGCCCAAACAAACCCTGGAGCCATTATTGGTGGTGCTGGATTAACTATGTCTGCTTTGACGACTGGACTCGTCGCAGCTGTTGGAAAAACCGAAGATGTTGTTCTAACTGGAGTTATTTCCTCTGCACTTACTGTTGCTCTGGCTACTTCTGCTACAATTTTGCATCAGAATGGAGTGAATATGTGTGAATTCGCAAATGTGTCGACTCTTACGAGCGCTGTTGTTGGATCTACTGCCTTTGCCCTTACCATTCGTGAAATTGTTAAAGCTATTTCTGATTATGTTTCTCAATGTGAAAAACCTGAAGCTAAGGAAGAAGTGTCTCAAGCTGGTTTTGTTGGTTTGATGATTATGCGTGTTGGTCTCTTTGCCGGTCTTATTGGACTTGTTGCTGGAGATGCTAAAGCGATCCGAACCATGGTGAGCGTCTTTCGAGATGTTCAAACCTCCTTTACTGAAGTTTCTAAACTTTGGAACACTGACCTTGAAGCCCTTGGTGTCACTGATGCTGTTGAAGCCGTGAAAATTGATGAGGCTGTTGATGAACAAATCAACAAATCCCTCCCACTCTTAATGAGTGTTCGTGAAACCGCCCGAGATCTTAAAAAGATTAGGGATGAAGGAAAAATGGAAGCTAGTGAAGCTTTGTTATCTGTTTCGTCAAACATATCTAAAGTGTCCGATGTTTTTCGTTGGATGCCTGGTCGTGGAAAAATGACTCCTGATCATCTTATTTTGTATGCTCGATGTTCCGCCTCTGAATGGTTGGACTCCGATGCGGTTTTTGAAATGAAAGCTGCTGTTGCATCTGGATTGATTGGATGTTATCCTGACGATGATTATGTTATTGATAAAATAATTGTTCCTGAAGAAGGAGTTACTATTCAATATGTGACTTTCTATTCTATTGAAGTTCCTAAAGAGGAAGAGTCGAAGCTTATGCTCCTCGCAACTCTTGGTGAACGTATTAGAAAGGCCATTGATGATCATTCTGGCAAGATAGCTATTGGAGGTTGTGTATTAGCCTCAATTGTTGCAGCCGGAATTGCTGGTCTTATGTATCAGCACGGAGATAAAATCAAAACTGCTGTTGTTGGTACTGCGTGTGAGTTGGTCACACCTATCATTGAGAAAACGACAGCCAAACCTTTGGCTATTCTGCCTGCCAAGCCTGCTTTGAAAGAAGCTGATGCTCCGGTGGAAGAACCTAAGCTTGTTACTAACAATCATCGTAAATTGGTGAATTCGGAGATGTTCTGTCTTCTCTTTCCTGTTCAGGAAGGTCGTAAAGATCAGAAGAAGAAATCCTCCGGTGATCGAGCCAAAGATACCCAACGCGAACATGCTAGGGAAGTAGCGCAAGAAAATTGGCGTGAAATTCGGGCTGAGATTCGTTCTGCAAAGAATGATTTCGATCGAGAACTAATTGACGAATGGGTGTATGAACGTGATGAAATTGACGATCGTATGATGGAACTTGAAAAACATGGTTCCGTTAAAAATCAAGATCTCTATGATGAGCTTGACCGTCAATACCGTAAACTCTCTTATAACCTCTTTAAGATGTACGATATGTACCAGAGGACTGAGAATGTTTCAAAGGTTACTGCTGAAGCCAGTGCTGTGAAAGCGCCTGAGCCTGCTAAACCTGTGGTTAAACCATTGCCAAAACCCTCCAAATTTGCAGTTACTGTTAATCCGCTTTCCATTGATGCTTTAGTAGCCAATGTGACGAGCCCACTAGTAATCTCACAACCAAATCCCGCACCTGGGTGGAAATTGGAACCTCCAAAGGTTCCTGTTGTGGAAGCAAAACAAGAGGAGGTTGCACCCCCTGCCGAAGCTCCAAAACGAAGGAGCAGAGGAAGTCGTGGTAAAGGGAAAAAGAAACAACAGAAAAAGGAAGCTGAGAAAGCTACACCTGTTGCCCCGTCCGCGCCAAAGAAATCTTATTTAGCTGCTGCTGAAACTGCGCCAAAAGCGCCAAAACAAAATAAAAAGGAAGCCGAAAAGGCCCCAGCACCTAAAAAGAAAGATTTTGAGCAAAAAAGAGAAAAAGTTTGTCTTTGTTGTCAGAAAAAAGGTCACCAAACTCATATGTGTAAGAAATTGCCTAAAGAGTATGTTGTTGTTACCGCTGACAAACTTAAAGCTATGTCCCCCGCCCAAATTCGCGAGATGAGACATAAAAACTTTCAGCTTTTAAAGCCCTATTTGCCTCAATCTGTTTCTTTGCATAAACCTGTGTCAGGTTCTGCTAAGTTACACGATAATTTGGTACCTATCTATAATCCTAATGCCGGGAATAATGGCGAGGACCCTGAGTTTTGGGGAGCTATGTTGTTAGCTGATATGGATAAGGTTAAGTACGTTTTTACAACGGAACATCAACTCATTAAGGGAGTTTATTATCGAGGAAATGATACAAAGGTTTATTTGTTGCCACCTAAAGAAGAGTGGACAGCTTTTGGAAATGGGAATATTTCGATTATGAGAATTGCTCGAGATAAGGTTAAGCACCTTTCTGCAGTTCCATCCCTCCAAGTTGTCGCACCCCAGACTGGACATGCTCGTGTGTGTTTGTACGTTGGTCTTAATCCTAAGACAACTCTTCGTGAGTTTACAGCCACTTGTTACTCCTGGGATGGAAAAGCCACCAGTGATGTAATCCACTCTGCGTCCACAGAAAATTATTGTTGTGGATCCTTTTTGTATGACTCAACGCTTAATGCGGTCGTTGGACTGCACCATGGATCTATTGGACCTGATTCCAAGCATGGTGAGAACAATTTGTGTTCTCCTTTAAAAGCGATGGAGGCACGCCAGTGAAGCTCCTCCGAAAAAGTCATGGCACGTACGTCGAACTGAGAAAATTCGTTGGCGTACAACCATATAAGCATATGGATATAGTTGGAACGTTGCCTGGTTCCGAGATAAAGAATAAACGACTTTATTCTCGTCATACTTCTCCTTATGCCAAATTATATGGTGTTGTTGGCCTGCAGAATCTTATGGATATAGCAGGAGACAAGTTTCACGTTGTGAATACGTGTTCTTCCAACTATTATAAAACATGTTTATCGTGGGATCAAAAACCTGAGTATACATATGAGGACGAGATTTCTCACTTGTTCGCATTGCAGTTTTTTGATAATTACTATGGTTCTATAATGAATGATTGTATAGCCAACTCCGAAGAAATTTGTGAGTATATTGACTGGACTAAATCTCCAGGATGGCCCCATACTTATTTTGGTTTTCGAACTAAGAGCGATCTTGTACATGCTCTTACTGACACATTGTTTTATGAACGTGTCGGAACCCCACCTATCTGGAATGTTGCTGGAAAGGTTGAGTTTAAAGATATTGCTGACATAAAAGAGAACAAGATACGGTTGTTTCAAATACCGTCATTCGAACTCTTGTGGTCGCAGCTAAAATTTGGAAAGCGTATTTCTTTGCGCCTGATGAACTATCACTGGTCTTCGTATGGTTTTAATCCCTACGGAGGAGGATTTGAGCGTCTTGCTCGTCGTCTGTTACAGAAACCCTATCGTGGGTGTTATGATGTTTCAGGATGGGATAAATTTCTCCCTCTCCTTAAAGATATTTATACTGTGCTACGCAAGCGTGGTAACATTCCTGATTCTGAACTTGAAGAGTTCATCTGGACTGTGCGAAACACTTGCGAATTCCTACTTAAAACTACGGATGGAAACGTCTTTTGTAAGAAGTATGGGAATGCCAGCGGAAGTGGTGTAACCACCCGTGATAATATCTTTGGCCATATTATAATCTTTGCCGCCGGATTATACGACGCTTACGTCGCTAAAAATGGTAAGGTACCTCCGATGTCATTAGTTCATGAGCAACTAGTACATTTGTACGGAGATGATAACGTTTTTGCTGTTGATGAAGAGTTCTCACTTATGTGTGATGAATCTTTTCTAGCAAAACACCTTGGAAAATATGGATTGAAGCTTAAGTTCTTCTTTGGAGGTTTGAATGCAGATTTGCACACTCTATCCTTTCTTGGTGCCAGTTTTAAATATCTGGACGGCCGTTGGTTGCCGAAGTACGACGTGACTCGTCTTGCAACAACGATGATCTACGAGCATGATAGGCTTGGTTTAGATCAACATCTCGGAAAAGCGTTTACGTTAATGGTTATGTCATTCCCGACTGATCATTTTAAGGTCTTCAAAACCGCGTACACTTCTCTAGTTAACAGTGATATCGTTTCACGTAATTTAGATGACCCAAAGATCCGTGTGTATTCCCTTGTTGGAATGCCCGAAGATGCCCAGATAATGGCCTTCTACACAGGATCTGAGGCGAGCAATTTAGATGCTCTGATGTTTGATTTTTCATCGGAGCTCTTGTCCGCTTTCTAGATTATAGAGGTTGGGTTATGATTCCCTATCGCTTGCTTGTTATTATTTGGGTGTGCCCTCGAAAACAGCACTGTTTAAATAATGAGTCAATCTCAAGCTAAAAATCAAAAACGAAATCCACGAAGACGTGGTGGACGAAAAGGTCCTTCTCGCCGTGAGAACATGGAAGTTCAAGCGGTCTATAATGCTATCGTTGCCAAGAAGGCTGGCGGTGGAAAGCGCCCTCGTCGGAAGC